CCGAGTGAGGAACTTGACTACTCAATCCAAATTTCAAAACTTTTCTACGAACGTTTCATTAAGAATGAGCAGATTAGCTTATTCTCACCGAATGACGTACCGGGCCTCTATGATGCTTTTGGTACTGATGCATTTGACTCTTGCTATGTGGACTATGAATCAGATCAGTCTGTTCCAAGAAAGACTATCGGGGCACAAGAATTATTTTTCGACCTTCTAAAAGAACGTGCCGAAACTGGTAGAATATACATCATGAATATTGACCATTGCAATTCTCACTCATCCTTTATGGATAAAGTTGAGATGAGCAATTTGTGTCAAGAAATTACTTTGCCCACCAAACCTTTACAACATATTGATGATGAAAATGGTGAAATTGCTCTCTGCATCCTTAGTGCTATTAATATTGGTAAAATTAGGGATCTTGAAGATCTTGATGTTCTTTGTGATCTTGCTGTCAGGAGTCTTGATGAACTCATTGATTTTCAGGGATATCCCGTCAGAGCAGCAGAGATTGCCACAAGAGCACGTCGTTCGTTAGGTATTGGTTATATCGGACTCGCACATTACCTTGCCAAGAACGGGCATAGGTATGAGGATCCTGAGGCATGGAAGTCTGTTCATGATTTAACAGAAGCATTCCAATACTATCTCATTCAGGCAACTGTCAATCTTGCGAAGGAAAAAGGTGCATGTGAATACAGTCATCGTACCAAGTATGGTAATGGAATTCTTCCGATTGATACATATAAGAATGACGTGGATGAAATAGTTCCAAATGAGCTTCACTATGATTGGGAGAGTCTTAGGGCACAAGTTAAGCAATATGGAGTTAGGAACTCAACATTGTCCGCACAGATGCCTTCAGAGAGCAGTTCCGTTGTGTCAAACGCAACAAATGGAATTGAACCACCTAGAGGATACTTGTCCATTAAGAAGTCCAAAAAAGGACCTCTTAAGCAGATTGTTCCACAATACGGAACACTGAAGAACAATTATGATCTTCTTTGGGAAATGAGATCCAATAAAGGATACATTAATATTGTTGCCGTAATGCAAAAATTCTTTGACCAGGCAATTTCTGGTAATTGGAGTTACAATCCGGAACACTATCCCAATAATGAAATTCCAGTGTCTATCATGGCACAGGATCTATTAACTACATATAAGTATGGATGGAAGACATCCTACTATCAAAATACATACGACATCAAGACTGACGAAATGGATGATTCCAATGAGTCACTTGATAGTTTAATTTCTCAATTAGAAACCGCAGAGGAGGAAGACTGTGAGTCTTGTAAGATTTAAGACAAATAAAGAAGAGAGACCAATGGTCGATTCTATGACCGTGTTCAATGCAGAAGAGGTAGACACTAAAAAGCAACCAATGTTCTTTGGAAAACCATTAGGTATTCAGAGATACGATTCTTACAAGTATCCGATTTTTGATAAACTCACAACGCAACAACTGGGATATTTCTGGAGACCCGAAGAGGTATCACTCCAGAAAGACCGTGCGGACTATCAGACATTACGCCCTGAGCAAAAGCACATTTTTACCAGCAATCTTAAGTATCAGATCATGCTGGATTCTGTACAAGGGCGTGGTCCTGGGATGGCTTTTATCCCTTACTGTAGCTTACCTGAATTAGAGGCATGTATGGAGGTCTGGGGGTTCATGGAGATGATCCACAGTCGTTCATATACTCATATCATTAAGAATGTTTATTCAGATCCCTCAGATGTGTTTGATCACATTCTGAATGATGAACGAATTGTAGAACGTGCAATGAGTGTTACAGAAGCATATAATGATTTTATTAATGCAGCACATCATTATGATAGTACTAATGATTGGCAACACGCATTAGAAGGAGTTCCTTATGCACAAGAATCAAGATATGAACTCAAACGCAAACTCTTCAAAGCAGTTGCGAATGTTAATATCCTTGAAGGTATTCGATTTTACGTATCATTTGCTTGCAGTTTTGCTTTTGGTGAACTCAAACTTATGGAAGGAAGTGCAAAGATCATCTCACTGATTGCAAGAGATGAGAATCAGCATCTTGCCATTACTCAGAATATTCTGAAGAAGTGGAGAGAAGGTGATGATCCTGAGATGGCACAAATCTTCAAAGAAGAAGAGCAGTGGTTAATTCAAACTTTTGAGAAAACTGTAAATCAAGAAAAACTTTGGGCAGAGTATCTGTTCAAGGATGGTTCGATGATTGGTCTGAATGATAAATTGCTTCAACAGTATGTGGAATGGATTGCCAATCGTAGAATGAAATCAATTGGACTTAAACCGATCTATGACGTACCCGCAAAGAATAACCCACTCCCCTGGACGGAACATTGGATTTCGTCGAAGGGTCTTCAAGTTGCTCCTCAGGAGACAGAAGTTGAATCCTACATCGTCGGAGGAATCAAACAAGATGTTACCGAAGATACATTTGCAGGGTTCTCCTTGTAAAGGAAATTGTAAGTGCAACTGTGTAAAAACTGAAGATGCTTTAGAGATGTATAGAGAAGCAGCAAAATCCGATGCTTTTCTATTTGGTGATTATGATGGTTATGAAGCATATACTGAGGACTCCTAAGGGAGTCCCTTTTTTTATAAATATTCTTATAAAGAGTTAATTAAGAATTACGATGAGAGCTTTATCGCAGTCCGAGTACGGAGAAATCAGAAGTTTGTATGAGAGTATCTATACTCCTCAAGTAGATGAAGAACTAGAACTTTCTGATGAAGAGTTGACAGAAGCAGTGGAAGATGCTGTTTTTGAACTTATCGAAGAAGGATATAATATTGATGACATCGAAGATGCATTTGATGATGAATTGATTGAAGAAATTCTTGATGAAGCAAAGATTACTTATGGTAGTGATACCGAGAGTCCTGAAGAGAGACGTACTCGTGCTAAAGCAAAAGTTGGTGAGAAGAGATCAGCAGCACGTAAGGCAGCAGTCAAAGGTGCTGTAAAGGCAGCAGGAGAGAATGCAAAAGAAGTAAAGAGTGAAGTTGGTCGTCGTGCTGGAAACGTTGCTGTAAGAGCAAAAGCAGGTGCTACTAAAACTGCTATGAAGGCAACTGGAGTGTCCCCAATGGATGTTCCTACAAAGGCAGGTAAGCAGCGTAAGTCGGCAGATACTTTTGTTGCTGGTCGTAAGGCAGATAGAGATTCTGCTAAGGCAGTCATCAAAAAGAAAGTTGGTGATAAGTATAGAGGTGCTAAAGCAGCAGCAGGAATTGCTGGTTCAATTGCAAAAGATGAAGCAAGAAGAGCAGGACGTAAAGCAAAACTTGCTGGGGGAAAAGCAGTAACGGCAGTCAAGAATGCTCCTGAGAAGGCAGGATCTTCGATTAGAAGCAAATTAAGTGCTACCAAAAAAGGAATTAAGAGCAGAATTGCTAGTGGATTACAGAAGGTTTCTGATAAGGCAGGTAGTGCTGCTAAGAGAATGTCTGAAGAGGTTGAGACCTATAATGTAGTAGTCGAGTTCCTGTGCGACTACGGCATCGCAGAAGACCTCCAAGAGGCGCAATGGTTGATGGTCAATGAGATTGACTCTGAGGACATTGAGAGCATTCTAGAGGCATATGCTAATGCTAAACTTCCTCTCTCCAGAGAAAAAAAAACTAAAAAAGTAGATGACTGGAAAGAAGATCCAAATAGAGACTTTGGTGTGAGAGGAACTGCTGCTAAAAATCTAGCATCTAGAGCAACTACCGTTGTAGGAACACAACGTCGTCAAGATAAAGATGCTGGATTGCGTTAGAAAACTCACATAATACTCAAAGGGGGCTTGACAAGTCTCCTTTTTTTATGTAGACTAGGTTTGTCCCCGTTAAAGATAAATAATAGCTCACTGAATTCTATAAGATGAGCTATGAGAATTCTTGGATATACAATAATGAACCTTTTGAGTCTGATGCTATTGGGAACTACTTTGGTTTTGTTTACTGTATTACCAATAAGACCACCGGTAGAAAATACCTTGGAAGGAAATACTTTTGGTCGTTCAGAACTCCACCAGGAAAAAAGAGAAAAGTAAAACAAGAATCTGATTGGAAGAAGTATTATGGTTCTTGTCCTGAGTTAAAGGAAGATATAAAAAGATACGGCAAAGAGTTCTTCAGTAGAGTAATACTAAGTCTTCATGAGAAGAAGGGAGATTGTAACTTTGAGGAGACCAAGCAGTTGTTTCTAAATAATGTGCTATCAGAGGCACTTGACAACGGAGCACCAGCATACTATAATAGCAACATTCTCGGCCGTTACATGCGGAAAGATTATGGAAATTTTGGAAAAGACTCTACAGGTGACTCATGAGTGGGCAGTTGACAGAATGCACATTCTGTGTGACATGAAGACGGATGATGTGCTAAAATCTGTAGAAGATGCTCATGCGATTCAGTCAGAGTTTGCCGAATGGTTAGACCCTAATCTTGAGGATCATGAAATCTACTCACTCGAATATCTTGGAGACAATGATTAAATCACTTTTTGGAATTGGAGTTCTTGCAAGTGTATTTG